CCACAGTCTGCATCTAGTGCTTCAGCTACAGTATCTACTACTTTTTTTATTCCTGTTGCTTTAGTTATTTTTTCGATTGTATCGCCAAAACCTTTAGCAGCAACTTTTTGTTGATATTCAAAATTGGCTTTAAATTTATTGTAATCGTTCATAATCTTCGTTTTTGTAATCTTCGTAATCTTCTTTTAATTTATCTTTAATTATATTTTTAGCGTTCTTCAATGTATTAAATATACTTACCCAACTTATTTTAGTCTCTCCTGCAATTTTTCTAATACTCATGTTTGTGTCTCTGTATAATGTAAAAAGCTTTTTGTCATACCAATGCCAATTATTTATTTCATCATCTATTTTTTCACATATTAAATTATAAGCATCATGTTCTCTTAAATCAGTGTTGTCTTCTAACTGAAGTAATCCATCATCAATAGAAACTTTCCTAACTTTATACTTTGCATTGTAATATAAGTAGTAAGTAGTACGTAAAGTAAAATACATATAACCCCTACGAATAACACCATTTTCAATAACTTTTTCTGGTTTAGCATATTTATATAATATTAAATAACTTTCCTGTACAATGTCTTCAGCATAATCGTATTCACCAAAGCCATTTACTATTCTAATCCATTCTTTATGTTGCTTCGCTACTAATCCAAGCCAGTCTGCTGTTCCCATTTCACTGTAACATTTATAAATCCTATTAAACACTGTAAGGTGTATTCATCAAATCCGTCATCATATTGTTCTTTGTGAAATAGTGCTCCGATCATAAAACCTTTTATTAATGCAATATAAATATCAGCATTATTAAATTGTCCTATCATCAGAAAAAAAGTTGTTATTATTAGTAATATTATTAGTATTGTCAAAATAGTAATTGTTTTTTTTGTTTATCTAAAAGGTCTTTATCCATAAATGTAAAACCTATATTATTTTTTTCCATTCTTAATTTAATTGGTTCATCAAAAGGTGTACATCTTCCTCCTGTTTCCATTTCCTTTATTTTTAAAACAAATAGATTTGAGTATATCCAATCAGTAGGATGAGATGTGTAACGGTGAATGCATATCAGATCATCACAACGGTTTCCCCATTTTCCTCCTCCTTCAACGCTTGCCATACTTAAAGGCATAGCTAGTCCTTCATACTCGTGTCCTTTAGGATGTGATCTACGTAATGCTTCTGTTACTCCATGAGCATTTAAATATAATGTAATGTTATTTTTTTTAGCAAACAATCTAAATTCTGTACTAACTTGATAGTCGTATTCGTGACCTCCTACTTCTTTATATAATTGTTTGTCTTTTACTAAAGAGTTATATGGATCTATAAGTATTGCGTCATAATCCCAAGCATCTTTAATTGCTTTTGCTTCTTCTAGTAATTGCTTATATGTGTAGAGCTCTTCAACATCTATTATTTTAAAATATTGATCAGACCATTCTAATGCGTCTTTTATCTCTGCATCCTCTGCCTTTGTGATAGGCTTACGCATTTTAAACTCTACTATTTTTCTTTGAATTGATTGAGGTGTATTTTCTGAAGACCAAATTAGAAACCTCTTTTTGTGTTTAAGAGCCCATATGACGAATAAATACATTATAACAGTTGTTTTACCAACATTAGCATGACCAATTAATAAATTAAAATTGCCTTGCTTGTAACGTAAGTACTCGTCTATATCTGGTACTCCTATTTTTAAACCCTCCTTTACTCTTCCGTGTTTTATATCTAATAACTTTTTAAATATATTAGAAGAGCTAACTATCATTAGAACGGAAGGTTGTCGTTTACATCTGGCATTTGTGCGTTTGATGTTGTTTCAGCTACAGCACTTATTACTTTCCATCCAGTAACGTTTATATAATACTTGCCTTTATATTCGTTTGATCTTAAATTGATACCTAAATTAATTGTCTGACCAACTTTTAAGTCATTTACCAAATCTATTTTATCATTTAAAAATTCGACTGGTATTGTTTGAGGAAATTTACTTTGTGTTTCTACTAATACAGTTTTTTTCTTTAACTGTTTAATAGTTTCTAAATCTCCTATTGATTTAATTGTACCTAATAATTCCATTATTATTTTTTTATATTATCTAAATTATATAACATTTTATAGTCCTCTGTTGTCGGTAACAGATTTTTCTCGAAGTAAAGATACTTTCCTATTAAACTAATGTCTCCTAGTATTTGTTGTTTCTCTATATCGGTAGCCTTTCTCCATATAGGATTAAGTGCTATTTCAGTAGCTCTATCTACAGCTCCTTGTTTACTTATAGAATCTTGTGTTGTATTAATTCTATTTAGTTTATTGTTGTTCTGTGTCATTAAAAAAGTTGTTTATTATTAATTGTTTATCTTCTTTACTTAAATATTTAGATTGTATTATTTCAAATAAAGTAGTTCTTAATTTATCTATTTCTTCTTGCTTTTGTTTTAGCAAATTAATATAATGTATTTCAATCATTTCATAAAGTTAAACAAAATAATTTAATATTATAATAAATTGTTAATAAAATTAACTCAAAAAAAAAGAGGGAAAATTAATCCCCTCCTTTAAACAAAGAACAATAAAAACTAGAAATAAATTTAAGTACTAAAAGAAAATTCTTTTATTCTTTCATTATAATCGTCTATCATTTCAGTTATTTCTATATCTGTAAATTTAGCAATTAACCTGCTTTTATCATATAATTCTTTTGACAAGTTATCACCTATATATAAACTAAATTTATACTGTTCGCCATATCGAAATACATTGCAAGCTACACATTGAGCATGTACATTCTCTTCATCCCACCTTGTAGAGTAATGTTTTCTAGATATAAAGTGTCCTGCTTGTATTTTAGTCCAATGATGGACTTCTCCACATGTAGCACATCTACAATATCCTTCTGGATCAGAGTCTCGTAATCTTATGTATTTAGAAAATACAGCATCTAGTTTTTTTATTAAGTTCTTTCGTTTAGGTTTTCTTGGCATAATTATTAATCCATACTTGTTATAAGATGTTTACCTGTTTCAGGATCTATGTCTTGTATTTTTTTATAGATATATTTAGAATTAGCTTTTACTTCGTTCTTTTCTGTTTTTTTAGAGTCTAGACCAAGATTAGTATATTGTATTGCATCTAGTTTTAATAGTTCATCTGTTCTGTCTCTTACAGTTAAATTAAAATCATTTATTATTTTGTCAGCTAATCTTCTTATATCATCCATATTTAAATATTAATTTATTAATTTATTAAAAAATTGTTATACATTATTTACCACTAACCCACCAAAGTTATAGACTTTTTTTAAAAAAGTAAATAGGTAGGTTAATTTTCTTTTCAACTGTAAATGTTAACAATCTATTCTCTTGCTTTGGTAAATATAGGACTAACTATACTTTAACGTTCCTTTTCTCGAGCTCATTAACAATTAAATGTTTTTTTCTGCTATATGAAGAACTACTATGCATTGTCTTTAATTCTTCTGTTTTAAAACTACAAGGTGGATAATGTTGCCAAGTGTATTGTTTTCCAATTATCTTGCCTTTTGAATCTCTTTTGTATTCCTTTGTAGATGGTTTTAATTTTACTGACATATTAGTTAGACTTGTCTTTTAGTTTCTCAAAAGTTCTCATTCCTCCTAGTCCTAACATACCTATTAATACTGTCATTAAATGTTCCATCTGTAGAGCTGGAGGTACTTGTTCAGGTCCAATAAACCATATTAGTAAATCTCTTAATACAAAGTTGTATGCTAAAGCTACACCACAAACCCATCCAATAAAAGGTCTCCATCCAGCTACAAAGATTGTTCTGTGCTGTGCTTCTACTTTGTTGATCTCTCCTTGCAGTTCAATTAGCTTCTGTGGGTCTATTTCTTTTCCCTTTATAAGTTCTCTTATTTCTAGTCCTAAACCAGAACCACCATTACCTCTTAATCCTAATAAAGCTTTTAATATCTTAATCATATGTCCATATTACTTTTTGTATTTTATTAGGATCTGCATCTACATGTATAAATGTGTTTGCTATTCCTATCCTATAGAATCCAGCTTTGATAAGTGCTGATAGTATTTCGTATCTTGCTGTACTGGATGTTGCATGTATATCGGCAGCGAATCCATGTAAATGTGATGAATTCTCCGATCCTCCCACTTTTGCATTATGTTCTGTAGTTCTGAATCCTGAATTAATCCTGAATGGTATCCCTGCAATTTGACGTGCATAGTTGAGCATGCGTAAAAAGGTTGGATCCATATTATAACCACTATCAGGAAAGTCAGGCGAGTCAAATTCACTATATCTAAAATATGATTTCATTAGACATAAATTACATTTTTATTTTACCAAGCCATCTATTCCAGCCTTTAGCGACTGCAATATTAAATTTTTCTAATTTAATTGCTATGTATCTTAATATTCTTACCATAATTTATTTTTTATCGAATTTATCTAAAAGTTGTATGATCTTAATTACTGTATAAACCAACGTTGCTACTATTAATAATGCTTGTAATACTTCATTTAATTGTGTCATAGATATTATATAAACTATTATTCCTATTATTGTTGGTTTAAAGCTAATGTAAGTCATATCATTATTCTATTGTAAGTTCAACTACTTTCCAAGTAAGATTATCTTCATCCCACTCGTATATTTTTTCAGGTGATGCATCTTCAGGATAAGGTACGGGTGCTTCCCATTTATAATCTTCATTTAATGACCAACTTGCAAATGGTTGTGGTGCATAAAAAGCATCGTTTTCACTATCCCAAGTATAACCTATTCCTGCATAATTATATCTCATATTTCCATTATAAGATGTTTGTACCCAATCTCTATGACCATATAATGATTCACAAAAATCTATACCTTTAGCTTCAGATTCATTGTCATTTGTATCTAATAATATTTCATTGTTTATTACAATTACTTGAATTACTATATTGTTTTCATCTATTTGTGCAAAATGTGCCATTTTAATTTGTTTTAATTATTAACTATGGGTATAACTACCACTACCTGTAAATTTTATTATTGTATCAAGTCCATCTGTTGAAATCGATTGAGCACCACTTGTTGTTCCTGAATATAAAGATGTTAGCAATCTTAATATTACTATTCCTGAACCACCTGCTCCTGACGTATAACTTTGTGCATCTCCTGTTGCTCCACCTCCGCTTCCTGTACTTGCCGTACCATCTGTACCACTTCCGTTGTAAGCACCCCCAGTACCTCCACCGCCTGTACCACCTGTACCTCCAGGTCCTGAATAACCTGAACCTGTTCCTCCAGTACCACCTCCTCCTGCACCATATCTTACTGTAGAAGCAGTTATATTTGAAGCTAATCCATCGCCACCTCTACTTATGTTGCTTGATGTGGATTCATTATTA